GTTTGAGCATGGTTTTCACTGACGACCATCGGTTGCCGGTGCTGGTGGGCAGTCAGACGACCCACACTCTACGGCCTTACGAGGAGTGTACGGAGTCGTTGCGGCTACGTCGGACGGTGCATTGGCGAGAGGGAGAGGTGGGTAGTCCGGTTCGGCCAGACGGTCGGGGTGATTATGCTCGTGGGCCGTCTCATCCTGTGGCTCAGATACCGGAGTTGGAGTATGCGGAGTTGGTGGGTTGGATGTTATCGGAGGGTTATGTGATTCCGAGGGACCGGGCGTTTTGCATTTGCCAGACGAAGGAGTCGCAGCGTGGTGTGATCCGCAGTTTGCTGGACAGGTGTGGTTTCAGGTATCGGGAGAACGAGAAGGAGTTCGTGGTATCGGAGGGCAGTTGGGCGGCTGAGTTTGAGAAGTATGGGTTATGTCGTGACAAGTACGTTCCCAAGCGTTTGAAGCGTGCGAGTCCGGAGGTACTGGGCCGTTTGCTGGATACGTTGCTGGCGGGTGACGGCACGTTGCGGGGTAATGGTGGCGCGGAGTATTACACAACGTCGCGTCGGTTGGCGGATGACGTGGCTGAGATCGGGGTCCGGTTGGGCTACTCGGTGTATGTGGCTGAGGTGCAACGTGAGCGTAGCTTGTCGTGGACGGTTCATTTGCGTGGTCGTCGGACGGTGAACTTCAAGAAGGGTGATTGTGAGGAGTACGAGTACGATGGTCCGGTGTACTGTCTGACGGTTCCTGAGACGGAGACATTTTTCATTCGTCAGAACGGTTGCGTGTGGTTGAGTGGGAACAGTGGTCATTCGTGGGTGAAGCATCGTTGGCGTTTGCCTGTTCCGAAGGGTCACATGTTGTCGAAGGTGATTGACGACTCGTTGGACAAGAACGGTGACGTGGAGCCGCCGCGAGTGGCGATCCGGGGTCACATCCGCGAGAATCATGTGTTGCTGTATGCTGATCCGGGGTACATCAGTCGGATCAAGAGTGCTGCGAGGAATCATGCGGAGTTGGAGGCGTGGCTGAACGGCTCGTGGGAGATTGTTGCGGGTGGGATGTTCGACGACGTGTGGGATCGGAACGTGCATGAGTTGGCGGCGTTTCCGCTGGACATGATTCCCAGCGGTTGGCGGATTGACCGGAGTTACGACCACGGCCAGAGCAGGCCGTTCAGTGTGGGCTGGTGGGCTGAGAGCAACGGTGAGCCGTTTGAGTGGAACCACCGGGAGTACGGGGCGGTGCGTGGTGATTTGATACGCATCGCGGAGTGGTATGGTTGGACGGGTGAGCCGAACACAGGTGCGAGGATGTTGTCGAGTGAGATAGCTCGAGGGATACAGGAGCGTGAGGAGCAGTGGGGCATCAGGGGGCGGGTAAAGGTGGGTGTGGCGGATGGTTCGATCTTCGATCAATACGAGCCAGGCAAGAGTGTAGTGGGTGAAATGCGTAAGGTTGGGATAGACTGGATGGCGGCTGACAAGGGTGCGGGGAGTCGTAAGCACGGTTGGCAGCAGATCAGGGAACGGCTGAAAGCGAGCTTCCCCGGAGAAGAGGGGGTGCGTGAAGCGGCTGGTTTGTTTATTCTTGAGACGTGTGATCAGTTCTTACGGACGATTCCGGTGCTTCCCCGGTCGGATCGTGATCTGGACGACGTGGATACCGACGCCGAGGATCACATTGCGGACGAGGTGCGGTACAGGGTTCGGTTCAAGACGAGGCGTATGCGTCGAGGTAGCTGGAAATGAAGCAGCAGGCTGGACCGGACACGGTATCATCGGCGTATGCCCACATGGCCCCTTTGTGGGACAAAGTTTCTTCTGTGCTGGGCGGCACGGAGTCGATGCGGGGAGCGGGTACGTTGTACCTGCCGCAGCACGAGCGGGAGAGCAACACGGCCTACGACGAACGTCTGGGTCGTACTGTGTTGATCAACACAACGGAGCAGACGTTGAACGGCTGGGTGGGCCGTCCATTCAGTAGTCCGATACAGGTGAACGATAACGTGCCGGACTCGGTACGTTCTTTATTGGAAGACGTTGACCTTCAGGGCAACGACATTGACGTATTTGCGAGGAACTGGTTCCGCGACGGTCTGGCGAAGGGTTTCAGTCATGTGCTGGTTGACTATCCGATGCGGGATGAGATGGATGGTCGGGAGCGTACGTTAGCTGACGACCGTGCTGAGAACTTGAGGCCGTATCTGGTTCACGTGCCTCCGGAGAATGTGATCTCTGCGCATTCGGAGATGATCAACGGGGTCGAGGTGTTGACCCACGTTCGGATCATGGAGACGGTCGTGGGCCGTGAGGGTTTCGAGGAATCGTTCACGGAGCGGATACGGGTTTACGAGCCGGGGATGGTTGAGGTTTACGAGAAGCAGCAGCGCACGAAGGGCGGCAAGACGGAGTGGACATTGGTGGAGTCGTATGCGTACGACATGCCGTACATTCCGCTGGTGACGTTCTACTCTCAGCGTAGTGGGCTGATGCTGGCGAAGCCGCCGCTGTTGGATTTGGTGAACATGAACATCTCGCACTGGCAGAGTCAGTCTGACCAGACGGCGGTGTTGACGGTTGCCCGGTTCCCGATGCTGGCGTCCTCTGGGATGATGGACGAGGACGAGGTGGTGGTGGGTCCGAACCAGTGGTTGGCTACCCGCGATCCGGCTGGTCGTGTTTACTACGTCGAGCATAGCGGTAAGGCGATTGCGAGCGGTCGTGCTGACCTGTTGGACCTCGAAGAGAAGATGGCGAAGTATGGAGCGGAGTTTTTGACGAAGAAGCCCGGTCGTCAGACGGCGACGGCGAGGGCATTGGATTCAGCGGAGGCTGTGAGTCCGTTGCAGGACATGGTTCATCGGTTCATTGATTCGATGAATCTGGCGTTGGCTTACATGGCCCACTGGCAGGGAGAAGAGTCTGGTGGGACGATTGATCTGGATACGGACTTCGGTCTGAGCGGTTCTGATTCTGGTGCGTTGGGTGCGTTGCACGAAGCTCGTCGGAACCGGGACATCTCACGCGAGGCGTACTTGCGTGAGTTGCAGCGTTACAATGTACTGGACAGGTCGTTCGATCTGGCCGAGGACGGCGAACTGCTGCGTGACGAGGATGCCTTTTCTGGCATGTCGAGCGTGGACCTGACGGACGGAGAAGACGAATGAAAGTTTTTGAGGGTGGTTCCAATGCGGACCAGAAACATGCGACGGTCGAGGGTTCCGCGAATACGGCAGCGGTGATTACGATTGCTGCGGTTTCGGATGAGTTCTGGGTTCTGGACCAGTTGACGTTTTCAGCGGACGCTGATCCGGCGGCGAACACGACGCTGACGATTGCGATTGGCAGCACGACGGTGTTCAAGCATTTCATTACACAGAGCGGTCCCGGCCCGATCCCGCTGGGCGGTTTGGCGACTGGCGTTAAGAACGAAGCTGTTACGATCACGGCATCCGCTGCCGGGGCCAGCAAGAAAGTGAACCTTAGCGTAGTATACAGGTGAGAACATGGCAGGATATGACACGGGTGTGGGTGGAACGTCCGGACTGAGCGGGCTGACAGCGGCCCACGACGAGTCGTTGGTTTCTATTCTCCGAGAGAAGAAGGAAGTTGGTCGTGACATCAATCTGGTGACGCCGCTGGCGGGCAAGGGTTATTGCTTCAGTAGGTGGAAGAAGAGTCTGGCAAATCTGCCTATGGAGCGATGCCATACGCTGGTGTACGACAACAGCAACAACCCACGGTTCAGCAACAAGGTGGATCAGTTCTGCGAGAGCGAACTGGATTCGTACACGTTGGTGAAGGACACGAACTCACGATGCAGTCTGGAGCAGAGCCGTGACTGGGTGCGGGTGGGTAATCGTTGTCGGGCGGTGTACGGTCAGATTTACAACGATCTGGTGGACCATCGCAGGCCGCTGTGTTTGAATATGGAAGATGACATTGGCGTTCCGGACAATGCGTGGCAGAAGCTGTACGCTCAGATTCAGACGGACAGTGTGGGTACTGTGATTGGTCAGTGCAATGACCGTCGAGCCTATGTGGACACGGGTCAGAAGCGAACGATAGCGGTGAACTTCAAGGTGGATGAGATCATTGGTCAGGAAGGCAGTTTGAGCGTGGAAACCTGGCCTGTGATAGTTCGGGACTTCGGCGTGGATCAGATTGGTGCGGGCCACATGGGTCTGTGGTTGACCAAGACGGAAACGATCCGCGAGTTGGGCATGGGTCATCAGTTTGGTGATTTGCGTGGCAATGACATGAACTGGGGTCTGGCGATCAACCGGGCCGGTTGGAAGTTCGCGGTCGATTGGTCCGTTAAGCTGGATCACTATTTCCAGCAGGACGGCAAGGTCTTGAGTATCTAAGTGGATGCCAACCAGCGATATCTCGATCTTCAGTTACGGTATCAGCACCGGCTCCGTCGTCTGGCGAGCCGGATACTGGGCCGTTCGATTGAGTTGGTATCGTTGTCGGACAAGCAGTTGATCCAACGGCTCCGTCGAAAGCTGCCGGTGCTGCGTCGGGGTAAGTTCGACTTCGCGGCGCGTCGTTATCTGGCGTTGATGGAAGAGTTGCGGATGCTGCGTCAGCGGGCGATTGACCAGGCATGGAAAGAGGCCCAGAAAGAGTTGAAGGAGTTGGCGTACGTTACTCAGGAGAAGGAAGAGGAGCGGACGTTATTTGTCCTGCCTGTGAAGTTTGAGCTTACTCGTTTGCCGCCTACCGAGATCGTGAGTGTGGTGGACTTGCCGTTTGCCGGCGGCGAGACAGACGCTCGGACGTTGTTGCAGTGGAAGTCTTCGATTGTGCAGGCGGATTTCTCTCGGATCGAGGGAGCGGTCCAGTCGGGTCTGTTGAAGGGTTCGCCGACAG